GTGAATAACGCCCTGCACCTTCTTTCGCTGGCTGAACTGGCGCGCCGCTTGCAGCAGAAGACGCTGACCTCGGTGGCGTTGACGGCGTACTTTCTGGCGCGTATCGATCGCTTCAATCCGGGGCTGAATGCCTTTATTCATGTTGACCGGGCGCGAGCTTATCGCGATGCACAGCGCGCCGACGCCTGGCTGGCCTCGGGCGCACCGGTGGGGCCGTTAACCGGTATTCCTTATGCGCTTAAAGATATTTTCGACGTAGAAGGAGAGGCGACAACCTGCCACTCACACGTGATGTTGCAGCATCGTGCTGCGCGCAGCAGTACCGTGGCGGCTCGCCTGGCAGCAGCGGGCGGCGTCTATTTAGGGAAACTGGCGACACATGAATTTGCGCTGGGTGGGCCCAGCCATGAGCTGCCTTTTCCGCCGGCGCGCAATCCCTGGAACCGGGCGCATTTTACCGGCGCATCGTCCTCCGGAGCAGGCGCCGCCGTGGCGGCGGGGCTGGTGCCGGTTGCCCTTGGGTCCGATACCAGCGGCTCGATTCGCGGCCCGGCCTGTTTATGCGGGGTGGTGGGCTTTAAGCCTACCTACGGCCTCGTCTCACGGGCGGGCGTATTTCCCCTCTCCTGGACGCTGGATCACTGCGGGCCTTTAACGCGTTTCAGTGACGATACCCGCCGGGTGTTGCAGGTGATTGCCGGACATGACCCGGCGGATCCCACCACCGTTCGCCGTGCGCTAGATTTCACCCCGCGCGCCGTCACGTGGTCGCGCCATCGCATCGCCTGGCCACGACATTTGTTGACCGATAACCCCCATACCGACCCGGCCTTGATTGCGTCGATGGATCGCGCCGTGGGCTTTCTCAGGGATGCGGGCGCGCAGGTGGATGAGGTGAGATTCAAGGACTTTGCCCTGTTTAACGCGTGCGGGCGTGTCATTATGGCGGCGGAGTCCTTTGCGGTTCATCAGCACACCTTGCGCGAACGCGGCGCTGAATATGGTCGCTTTACCTTTCAGCGTATCTTTCCCGGCGCGACAATTACGGCAGCCGAGTTGCTCGATGCCTTCCGCTTGCGTACCGAACTCACTGGCTGGCTGAACGCCGAGCTGTTTTCGCATTATTCGCTGCTGCTGTTTCCGGGCACCCTGCGGGCGGCGCCGCACTTTGATGAGTTTTCGCCGGATTGGCCGCCGGCCAGCCATGTGATTCCGACGCAGACCATCCCCTTTAACGTCACCGGCAACCCTGCACTCAGTCTGCCGCTCGGCCTGACGGCAGACGGACTGCCGCTGGGTATGCAGCTGGTCGGTCGCCTGTTTGATGATAACGGGGTGCTGGATGCGGGCGCGGCGATGGAGAACTGGCTCGCCATGCCCGCGGTCAGTGATGAGATTATGCTGCGTCAGCAGGCCGATTCCGCAGCGTAAAACGCGTATAGCTGCGGGACAACAGCTGCGCCAGCGTCGCATCCTCGGGGTGATGGCGTAACAGCAGATGGGCAAGGCTGAGAAAATAGTGCACGTAAGGCACGCCGGTCCACACAAAAAGCGGCGTTTTTTCCAGTAACCACGTCGGGGTGTGGGTGCTCTTGGCGTAGAGGGGATTGTGCGCAAGGGCCTCGCGGTAGGCGCGGGCGACACCGTATTCCGGGGCCAGAAGCGGAAAGAGCGCGAACACTGATTGCTTAATGGCTTCCAGTGCCCAGGCGTGCAGATCGAGAGTGGGATCCTGCGCGGCGCATAACCGCCACTCCTCCTCAAAAGCGGGCAGTTCGGTGTCCCAGAACGGCAGCGCAAAGTCTCCGCTGGGATGGTCGCTGGAGAGATGATTGCGGCAGTGACCGATTTCATGCGCCAGCTCAAGCGCTTCGCGCGGCGTGAGGCATGTGAAGTTGGCGGCATGCAGGGCGATACTCGCGCTTCGCGTCTCTCCGTCGAGACGCAGATCGGCATAGTTATCGCTATCAGCAATGACGTCAACAGGGATGCCGTTGATCGCAAGGGTAGCGCTGTCTGACGTCACGTTCAGGCAGTCAAGATCAAGCGAGTGGCACACGGCTTCGACAGAGGTGACGTGAGTCAGCCCGGCCGCCAGCGCGTCAGCACGCAGATAATGGGGGCGTTCTGGATCGACGAGCAGATCGTCCCAGCGAATGCGTTGCGCAATATGCTGCGTCATCTCGACGATATCCTGCGCCAGTGCCGGCCGATCGACGTCGCACTGGCAGAGATGCAAAGGCAGCACTGTTTGTGCATAGAGCGCATCAACCTGCCGATATGTCGCTGCCTCCATGCGGTGGGTGAGTGCCGTTTGATAGTCGTCAAATAGAGGACTCTCGCGCACATTGGCGATGATATATAGCCAGGATAACCGCTGCGGAAGCGGAAAGTCGTTAGCCGCCACGAATAAATGCTCAACAGGGATGTCATCATCGAAAAGTAATTCGAGGTTATTAGCTGAAAACATATTTTTCCCGTGGAGAAGAATGGGGGTGAATATTTATTATTAACTAAATAATATGTGTGTCAATGCATTGTGGTAGTAATTCTTGCAGGCGGAATGGGGTTGAAAGGCCTTATTGTTAAGCCGGATGAGTAGTGCGTGAAATATAATTTTAAATTAGGTCTCACATTCAATAAATAACCTATGAGAATGGTCATTAAGGTGTATGGCGCAGCGTTTTTGTTGAAAATGATAGTTTTACTGGATCCGATGTCAGTCAGGTGTCGTCGTTTTTAACGTCCATGGGGAAAGGCAGGCAAGGGAGAACCCCTTAGTTTCGTTTTTTAATCTCCGTTATGTGATGGCGCAGGCGTGCCATCGTGTTTAGCCGCGAGTAATAATAAGATGACGTGCATCTTTATTTGGTTCGTGACGTTATATTCGTAGCGTTATAAGAAAATGAAAACCTTTTGTGCGCGAGCAGAACGATGTATACCAGGTTGTCAATTCCGCTGTGGGGTTATCAATTTGACACGCGCTTTCTGCTTAAATGAGAAGCCTGTTGGATAGATGAGTTTTTACATCCAAACGATCTCTCGACTAAAATATTTATTATCGTGACAATGACAGTGCATCACGGCTTTGTATAGCTGACATTAACTTTCTGCTTATTTACGGATGAAAATGCAGCGCGTGCGTGTGGCTATTCGTAACCGAAGGATGGGGGTTATGAAGCTATTGACTCACGGGACGGCGAAAATAACAACCCAGGGCAGGGGCGCACGCGTGAGAACGGTAAGCGCCACAGGCATGGTTCGTGACGCTAAAATGTCGCTTGCCTGCTGGGTTTGAACCAGCAGGCAAGCGATTATGAGATTGTTGCTATACCGAGAAAATACAACGGTTTACCTTTATTAACATTGACATGCATTGCCAATGTTTGCCGCTATTTGCCACTATCCGCCATTTCTATCGCCATTTCATCGCCACTGTGTGCCAGAGGATTGAGCCTGGCCGCCTCTTCTAAATGGTCGGGGGCGAAGTGGGCGTAACGCATCGTCATTTTAATATCGGTGTGGCCAAGCACGCGCTGCAGCACCAGTAAGTTTCCGCCATTCATCATAAAATGGCTGGCAAAGGTGTGGCGTAAAACGTGAGTTAATTGGCCAGCGGGTAATTCAATGCCGGTGCGATCAAGCGCCACGCGAAATGCACCGTAGCAGTCCGAGAAAAGTCTGCCGCTTTTATTTATGGGCAACGCGTTATAGAGGGCGGCGGTAATCGGAACGGTTCTGTTTTTTCGGCCTTTGGTTTTGACATAGGTGATCTTGTATTTCACCACCTGGCTGCTTTTTAAGCCTTCCGCTTCTGACCATCTGGCGCCGGTCGCCAAACAAATTTTGACCACCGTTTCCAGGTCAGGATTATCGCTGTTGCGGCACGCGGCGAGAAGAAGAGCAATCTGATCGTGATTGAGCCACGCCATCTCCGTCTCTTCGGTGCGGAACGGGCGGATGTGCTTCAGCGGGTTTTCACCTTGCCATTCGCCCAATCGGCTCAGCTCATTAAACACGGCGCGGAAGTAGGCCAACTCCAGGTTCAGCGTGCGTGGCGAAACCGCGGTAACGCGGTTAGAGCGCGCGTAGTCGCCTTTTAAGCGCTTCTCGCGGTAGCGCGAGAACATCTGGGCATCGAAGTCTTTGGCCAGCGGTTCCCCCATGCACGCAAACGCATGCTGCATCGCCAGCTGCCGCTTTTGCCCGTCTCTCAACGTGATACCGTGGGCGCCATACCAGGCGGTAATCAAATCCGATAGCGTGCGGCGATCCTCTTTCCCTTCCTGCCAGGGTTGCTTAACGCTGTACTGCTCAAACGCCAGCGCTTCGCCCTTGGTGGCGAATTTTTTACGCACGCGCTTGCCGCCGGCACCGTTCGGGTAAATCTCACAAATCCAGCCGCCTTGAGGTAATTTTCTTACCGCCATCACGCCATCTCGTTATACGCGCCAACGACCCGACTTAGCATGACAATCTCATCGACGGCACATTCAAACGGCACCTTTCCGCCGGTGACGTGCAGCTTCTTGCCCGGCAACACCGTGACATCACGCAGGCTGATGGCACCTTCAATGTTCACAATCCACTGGCCATCCGCCAAAGGGGCGTGATTCTCAACGAAATAGGTGGTGTCGTGACTGCGCACGCACGCCATGTTCTCCATGGATCGCGCCAAGAGCTGTGCATCCACCACCATTTCCCCCAGCTGCAGCAGGCGACCGTCGCTTAACGCATGCAGGGGAAGCACTGCGGTGGAACCTTGCGCCGAAGAGGCAGCTACCTTGGGCGCGCCTTCGCCGGTCATCAGCCATTTCAGATCGGCTCCGGTCTCCAGCGCACAAAACACGGCAAAGTCATACGACATATTGCCGCGTTTGTAGCGATTCTGCAGCGAACTCGCGGCGATGTCGAAATGCTTAGCTAATTGAATTTTCTGTGAAAATCCATAGACCTCGCAGATTCTGTTGAGCAGAGCCTCATTGTCAAAGTTATCGGTATCTACCATTTTTAATATTACCTATCTTGATAAATGCTAAAATTGGTATTAGCATTGCTCTTATTGGTGGCTGTTAATGGCAAGTCTTGGCAAAAACAGGGCGATTAACGGCTAAATATTACTAAATAGGGAATGATGCTATATGGCCTGTGAAATCGCAATCATCAAACTGCCGTCGCCCGTGGTTACCCTGCAGCAATTTGCAGCATTGGAAGGGGTCTCTCAACGCACCGCCTACCGCTGGACAACCGGAGATAACCCTCGCGTGCCGATTGAGCCGCGCACCATCCGTAAAGGCTGCTCGAAAGCCGGTGGGCCCATACGCATCTACTACGCGCGCTGGAAAGAGGAGCAGCTGCGTAAATCCCTTGGCCACTCGCGCTTTCAACTGATTATCGGTGAGTGATTCACAATAAGTGAACTTTTTTCCATGGCTCAATCGACAAACCCTTTTGACGGTGGGCGTTAACAGGAGAAGAAAACGATGCGGCAACACATGACACACCCGCAGGACGCGCGCCTGCAGCCGATCACCTTCGACGAATTTCAAAAAAGATGGCGTCAGATGCGCGATCGCCATGCCAACCCGGCGCTGCGCTATTTCAACCAGCAAAACCATGCCTTCAAGTTTTGCGTGTTGACGCTGGCAAACCAAGACCACCCTAAAACCTTCAAGGTGAACGATGTCGGCGAACCCTTTGAGTTTTTTGACGAACGTCGTCGTGAATTGATCATCGAGGCGATGAATAAACTGGCCCGCTGGGGACAAACACTGCCTCGCCAGTTTTCCACGGCAGACCGCGTTTTACCGGATTAATCCCTAAACCGTTTTTTATGGCGTAAACCCGCCGGGCATGCCTTTGCCTAAATTCTGGAGACCAAACCATGCGCAATACCCCTTTACGTTCAACCACGGCAGCGCTGCATGCCAACCTGACAGCCGCGCAGAACAGCGCGCGCAAAGCCTGTGCGTTAGCGCTAGCAGAACGTCTCGATGCGTTGGCCTTACATATCGATCGCCACACCCTGAACGGTGTTGAAGCGGCCGAGCTGATTCGCCAGGAAGCCGAGCGCCATAGACATGCTCTTGAGGAGATGCACTGATGGCGGATGCGATCGACCGCGCGCAGCAGCGCGCCGAGGAGCTGTTAGCCGACACCCTGGCCCAGGCGATAAAGCGTCCTGTTGGGGTCTCGGCGTTTATTTGCGAGGAGTGCGATAACCCCATCCCAGAGGCTCGTCGTCGGGCCTGTCACGGCGTCACGCGCTGTGTAAGCTGCCAGGCTTGGGTAGAAAAATACCCAAGCCGTGCCAAAGGTCTTGCGTGAACGAGCCTTACGCTTACCCGTGGAATGCGCCGCGGGAAGCGATTTCCAGCCCGTATCCCACCTACAAAGAGCTGGCGCACCGCACGCGTGCGCTGGCGGCTTATGCGCATGCCCAGACGCAGCTGGAGCGGCAGCCAAAGCTGGTCCAGCTCGACATCCAACGTCGTCTCGCTGAACGAGAAAGTACCCAAGGCGCAACCCGCGCAGCGGCATACCTGACCGGGACCTTTCTCACGCGCACGCTGCCGCGCCTCGAGCGCGTCCATGCACGCTATCGTCTCGACACCCTGCCGTCCGGCACACTGCATTTACTGACGGCCCATGCGCCACACGAGCAGGGTGGGGCCCGTTCAGCCGGTGCGCTATGGGAACTGGTGACGCGCTTTAACCGCCTGCCGGATATGGCGCGGGCCGATGTGGATCGGCTGGCCGGCGATATCGCGCATTTTATTTTGGCGGAACTGGTTCAGGCGTACACGCCCAGCGCGTCGGACTACCGCTTGACGCATCGCCTCTACGTGATGGCCGCCACGCTGACCCGCACATTCCGGCAAATGCCGCCGCTGTGGGAGCGCGTCACATCACGCTTTTTTGCGCCAGAAGAGGTGACGCCTGCCATTCTGCGCATGCAGACTGAAAAATGGTGGAAGGGCCGACTGCGTCGCGTGGCGGCGGCGTGGCGCGAGCATCTTCACATTGCCTTGGCCAACGTCAGCAAAACGCACACGCCCTACGCCAGCCCTATGGCGGCGGCTGAGTGGCGTGAGCAAAAATGCCGCACGCGAGAGTTTCTCAACGGCATGGAGCTGGAAGATGAAGCAGGGAATCGCATCAGCCTGATCGATAAGTATGACGGCAGCGTGGCCAATCCGGCGATCCGCCGCTGCGAGCTCATGACGCGCATACGCGGCTTTGAAAATATCTGCAATGAAATGGGGTTTGTCGGCGATTTCTACACCTTAACCGCCCCGGCGCGCTATCACGCCACGCTCAAAACCGGCCATGGCAACCGCAAGTGGCGTGGTGCCAGCCCGGCGGATACGCAGCGTTATCTTTGCACCCTCTGGCAAAAAATCCGCGCCCGACTGCACCGCGAAGCGATCCGCGTTTTCGGCATTCGGGTGGCGGAGCCGCACCATGACGGTACGCCGCACTGGCACATGCTGCTGTTCATGCGTCCTGAGCACGTCGAGCCGGTGCGCCAGGCGATGCGTGATTACGCCTGGCAGGAAGACAGCGGCGAGCTCACCAGCGACAAGGCGCGTAAAGCCCGCTTCCATGCTGAAGCCATCGACCCCAACAAAGGCAGTGCCACCGGCTATGTGGCGAAATACATTGCCAAGAACATTGATGGCTATGCGCTGGAAGGGGAGCGGGATAATGAAAGCGGCAAGCCGCTGAGCGAGACGGCAGCTGCAGTGTGCGCGTGGGCTGCGCGCTGGCATATCCGTCAGTTCCAGTTTGTGGGCGGGGCACCGGTCACGGTCTATCGCGAACTGCGTCGCATGGCGGACAGCGAGACCGCACATGGCCTGAGCGTGGCGTTTGCGGCGGCACACGACGCCGCGGATGCTGGCGATTGGGCGGGCTATATCCATGCGCAAGGCGGGCCGTTCGTGCGGCGCGACGCGCTGGCCGTGCGCACCTGGTATCAGCCGAGTGCAGACCTGAACGCCTACGGTGAAGAGACGCTGCGTATCAAAGGCGTGTTTGCCACCCAAGTTGGGGCAGATACGCCCATCTTGACCCGACTGATCGCCTGGAAGATCGTGCCCAAGCGCCCCCTTGCTGGTGGGGTTGACCGTCAGGACGCGTCCGCGTCCTCTTGGAGTTCTGTCAATAACTGTACGGAGGCGGCGCGGGCAAGCTCGCCGTCGGAACCTGTTAGCACACCCGATTTTTACGGCATGTGTCAGCGAGAGCGCCGGCAGTGGGTGACAGCGCTCAAAGCGTATACGAAACGCGGACGTTATGATGACAGACGCCCACCGTCACCGTCGCGGCGCAGCGTTTTTCCAGCGGATCGCACATGAGATCCGGCCCCGCGTTAACAAGCGGATGGGGCTCGGTGGTCTATTAGCCGTCTTTAACCGATCAACGCCTTTTCGCCCGCTAAAAAGACGCAAATCGCGACTAGATCCGCACCGGATGCCGGGGGGGAATCGTGCCGTACGCGCGCGGCTTGCCGCTGGGCTAATAGCGGTGAAATGCTTTTCTTATCATGCAGATAAAAAGCACTACCAATTTTAATATTTTCCTTCCTCTCATTCAGAATGCTATGCTACTGTATATATGTACAGTTATTGTTGGGGGGAGGGCGCGTGGATAACGAATTAAAAGAACAGGTAATGCTTGAGCGTGTGGAGCTGATTGCTCGGTTAACGACGGCAGGGATGTGCAGAGAACGTGACAGGGAGATCGCGCTTAGCCTTATCGCCGAGATTGCCGGTAACTCCGTAATGACCAACAAACAGTTTTCAGTGGTATTTTCAGCGGTGCCGCTGGAGAAATAGGGTAAGCGGTGGCGGCCCTTGCGGCATCCCACAGCGCATCGGGCGCGCAGCGGCAGTGTCCCGCCATCGATGCGTTGCGCAGCGTAAGGCGCAATAACAACAAAGCGTGCGCCGCATGGGGTCGTCACGCGGCTGTCACGCCCAGATCGTGTCTCAGCGCGTCGTGCAATCGGCAGGCGTTAACGCAATGCCGACACAGACCCGCCCGGCCCGCCTCCACAGGCGGGCTTTTCTCTGTTGCGCGCGGCCTCAGCGTTAGCGCGCGTCATGCTTCTCAGGCAAGTTTCAAGCGCGCCTCATTCTCCCGCATCCCTTCCAGCCGACGTGACCTGCTTCCCAATGTAACCTGTGGTGCCTGCTGAACGCTGAGCGGGCGGCAAGACGTTGTGGCAGAAGGGGGACAGCGGAGACACTGGCTTGCAATCTACCTCGCTCATCGCCAATAACCCGCGCGCGGAGGCGAGAGCGGAACCATTACCCGACGCGCGTAAGTGACGTCCATTAACACGTAAAGCGGCGGTTGCGGCACCGTTCTTCGCCGACAGCCTCAGTGAGGCTCACGATGCGCGTACCACGCTCAACACCGGTGCCCAACAGGTGGGCACGGGGACTGCTGCGATTGTGATGGGCAGCCGTGGCGCTACAGGAAAAAGAGAGGCATAGCATGACCCGCGTTTATGCGCAGCAAGGCGATACCGTAGACGCGATCTGTTTTCGCTACTATGGCCGCACCCAACAGGTTACCGAACAGGTTTACGCGGCCAATACTGGACTGGCGGAGGCCGGACCGCTGTTGCCGCACGGCTGGCCGATTGATCTCCCGGCATTACCGGACGCGCCCACGCGCGAAACCATTCACCTTTGGGACTGAATCATGCTGAGTACGGAGCGCATTAGTGCGTTTATCACCTACGCCATCGCCGTGGTGATGGGCTGGCTTGGCTGCTGGGATCTGCAGGATGTGGCGACCTTGCTGGGCATGGCGCTGGGGATCGGCATGTTTCTGGTGAGCTGGTATTACCGCCGCAAAACCTACCTGCTGTTTGAGCGCGGCCGCCTGAGCGCGAGCGATTATGAATCTGCCAATCGTTAAGCGCTGTTCAATTGGTGTGGTGCTGGCGCTGGCCGCCACGCTACCGGGCTTTCCGCAGCTGCATACCTCGGTAGAAGGCCTAAAACTCATCGCGGATTATGAGGGCTGTCGCCTGAGCCCGTATCAGTGTGACGCAGGGAGATGGACGGATGGCATCGGCAATACCGCCGGCGTGGTGCCGGGCAAAAGCATCACTGAACGCCAGGCGGCGGGCACCTTTATCGCTAATGTTCTTCGCACTGAACGGGCGCTGACCGGCTGCGTGTTGGTGTCGGTGCCGCAGCACGTTTATGACGCGCTGGTGTCGTTCGCCTTCAACGTTGGCACCGGTAATGCCTGCCGCTCTACGCTGGTGAAGCTGCTGAACAGTGGTCGCTGGCGCGACGCCTGCCTGCAGCTGCCGCGCTGGGTCTACGTCAATGGCGTGATGAATTCGGGATTGAGCAATCGGCGCGGACGTGAGCTGGTGTGGTGTCTCAAGGGGGCGCAATGAACCGCATCTTGATGGCCCTGCTGGCTGCCGCGCTGCTGGCGCTGGCGCTGACCGGTTGGCGCTGGTCGGTCGCTAGCGAGACGTTGACGGATGCGCAGAAGATCATCAATACGCTGTCGGCGGGCATCGAGAGCCGCGACCGGGCGATCAGTCGTCTTGACAGCGAAAACCGGCAGAGCCAACAGCGCGAAGCCGCGCTGCGTCAACTCCAGGGCCAAGCCAGCGCGCAGGCCCTGGCCCGTGAAGCCCACATACAGAGGGAAACCGATGCGAATCCGATTTTACGTGCGTGGTCTGCCGCCGCTCTGCCTGCTGACGTTATCCGCCTGCACAGCCGTCCCGCCTTCGCCAGCGCCAGAGATTATCTGGATTGGTTGTCCGCGCGTGACAAGTTGCCCAATACCGGGCAACAACCTGCGTTCGCAGGGCGATCTGGTGGCGGATAATCGCCAGCTGGAGGCCGCACTGGTGGCCTGCGGACTGCAAATTGACATCATTAAAGAGTGCCAGGAGCAACATGATGCTGAAACCCCAACAACTTCGCCAGAAGCTGCTCGACAGCGTACCGCTGCTGCAGGCCCATCCCGATAGCCTCACGCTGCTTACCGACAGCGGACGTATCGTTTCTACCCTGGCGGCGTCGCTGTCGTTTGAATATCACTATCGGCTGAACGTGGCGATCGCGGCGTTCAGCGGTGAGATGGATGGAGTGATTGTACCGATACTCGACTGGCTGCGCGTTAATCAGCCCGACCTGATGGCGACAAAAGAGAAGCAGCGGGACGGTTTTACCTTCCAAATTCACCCCGTTAGCGACACGACCTACGATATTGCAATTGTTCTGCAGCTGAGCGAGCGCGTGCGGGTGACGCGCGACGGAACAGCGCTGTACATCGAGCACGTCGCCGAGAGCCCGCCGCCGCAAGATGACGCGCGGCCGCTGCAGCTTTATGCCCACGGTCGGTTAATCAGTGAGTATGGGACCTGAGTGAAGACGGGCTTTGAATGCGCCGCTTAGTGCGCTGATTAAAGATCTGTCTTCTGCACGATGGCCTATGAGACAGGCCGTGGCGAGGCGGCAAGGAGGCCACGTATGACGCACATCCCCTGCTTGGCGCAGTGACTTTTTGGTGGTGTATGGACAAACCAACTTAAGTAGTGCGTGCCACTTTCATTCAGCAAGATAATGCCATGAATGAACAACTCTCCGAAATCCTGCGCCTGCTGCGCAACCTGATCCGTATCGGCACCGTCGCTGAGGTGAATCTCCTTGACGGGGTATGCCGCGTGGACACGGGAAACAACACCACCGGCTGGCTGCACTGGCTGTCCGCCCGGGCGGGGAAGACCCGCTCGTGGAATGCGCCTTCAGTGGGCGAGCAGGTGATTATCTTTTGCCTCGGCGGCGAACTCGACACCGGCTTTGTGCTGCCCGGTATTTTCTCCGATGCCAACCCGGCACCGTCCGCCTCGGCCGATGCGCTGCACTGGTCATTCCCGGACGGGGCGGTGATCGAGTACGAACCGGCAAAGGGGGCGCTCAAAGCCACCGGTATCCAGACCGCCACCCTCACTGCCGCCGTGAAAGTACTGCTCGATTCCCCGCTGGTTGAATGTACTCAGCTTCTCAAAACCGCACAGCTCGAAGTGACGCAGGGCGGAAAAATGACCGGTAATGTCGAACACCGCGGCGGCACGCTCAGTTCTAACGGCGTCGCGCTGGATACCCATATCCACGGCGGCGTACAGCGCGGTGGCAGCAAAACGGATGGCCCGCAATGACCCAGACAAACTACCTTGGCATGCACCGGGAAACCGGCGAAGCGCTGACGGATATCGATCATATTCGCCAGTCAGTTAGCGACATTCTCACCACGCCGCTCGGCAGTCGTGTCATGCGCCGCCGCTATGGCTCGCTACTCTCGGCGCTGATTGACCAACCGCAAAACGCGTCGCTGCGGCTGCAGATCATGTCGGCGTGTTACGTCGCGATTTTAACGTGGGAGCCGCGCATCACGCTCACCGGCATCAACTTTGCCTCCACGTTCGACGGCAGCATGGTGGTCGAGTTGACTGGCAACCGCAGTGACACCGCGCAACCTTTTTCCTTAACTGTCCCCGTGAGCTAAAACATGGCAACCATCGACCTGAGCCAGTTACCCGCGCCCGACGTGGTGGAAACGCTGGATTACGAAACCCTGCTGGCCGAGCGCAAGGCCACGCTGATCTCGCTTTACCCGACAGAGCAACAGACGGCCATCGCGCGCACCTTGTCGTTGGAATCTGAGCCCATCGCCAAGCTGCTGGAGGAGAACGCCTATCGCGAAATCATTCTGCGTCAGCGGGTAAACGAAGCCGCCCGCGCGGTGATGGTGGCGTATGCCCAAAACACCGATTTAGATCAGCTTGGTGCGAACAATGGCGTAACGCGACTGGTGATCGCTCCCGCAGACGATCGCGCCATCCCGCCCTTGGCGGCTGTGATGGAGAGCGACGACGATTTCCGCACCCGCATCGCTGGCGCGTTCGAAGGGTTAAGCGTGGCCGGACCGGCCGGCGCGTATGAGTATCACGCGCGCAGCGCCGATGGACGCGTGTCAGATGCCTCTGCCATCAGCCCGTCGCCGGCGGTGGTCACCATCACCGTGCTGGCACGCGACGGGGACGGTACAGCACCGGCTGACCTGCTGACGGCGGTGGAGACGGCGCTCAATGACGAAAACGTGCGACCAATTGCAGATCGCGTCACCGTGCAGTCGGCCGCCATTGTGCCTTACGAGATTGAGGCCGAGCTGTTTCTCTACCCGGGGCCGGAAGCCGAGCCGATTCGTGCGGCTTCTGAAGCCAAGCTGGTGGCCTTCGTGACCACGCAAAAGCGCCTGGGCCGCGATATTCGCTTGTCGGCGCTGTATGCGGCGCTGCACGTTGAAGGCGTCCAGCGCGTTAACCTGATTAAACCGCTGGCGGATGTGGTGCTGGACAAAACGCAGGCGGCTTTTTGCACCCGCTATGCCTTACGCGTGGGGGGATCCGATGAGTGACCGCCTGCTGCCCACGGGCTCGTCGCCGCTGGAAGTGGCGGCTGCGGAGGCGCTGGCTTCAATTGATGGCCTCTCGGTGCCGCTGCGCCAGCTATGGGATCCGCAAGCCTGTCCACTCGTGCTGCTGCCGTATCTGGCATGGGCGTGGTCGGTTGATCGCTGGGACACCGCCTGGCCGGAAGCCACCAAGCGTGCGGTGGTGGCGGCGTCCCGTGCGGTGCATCAGCGTAAAGGCACCGTGGGCGCCATCCGCCGCGTAGTGGAACCGCTGGGCTACCTTATCCGCATCATTGAGTGGTGGAAGACCGGCGATGCGCCCGGTACCTTCCGCCTCGATGTGGGCGTGCTGGACTACGGCATCACCGAAGAGATGTACAACGAGCTGGAGCGGTTAATTGCTGATGCGAAGCCCTGCAGCCGCCATCTGATTGGTTTGTCGATTAACCTCGACGCGCACGGCGCCATTCCCGTGGCCGCCGCGTGCTACAGCGGTGACGCGCTCACCGTTTATCCCTATATCCCTGAGCACATCAACGCCGGAGGCCCGCTTTATGCCGGTGCCGCGGTGCATCTTATCGACCTACTGGAAGTGAGCGTATGACAACCAAATATTTTGCCCTCCTGACCAATCAGGGTGCGGCGCTGCTGGCGAACGCCGCGGCGCTGGGGACCCAAGTCAATATCTCCACCATGGCGGTGGGGGACGGTGGCGGCACGCTGCCCACGCCCGACCCGGCGCAGACGAAGCTCATCGGCGAAAAACGCCGTGCGCCGCTCAACGCGCTGTCGGTGGATGCGGCCAACAGCAGCCAGATCATCGCCGAGCAGATTATCCCGGAAGGCGAGGGCGGATTTTGGATCCGGGAGATTGGCCTGTACGACGCCAACGGCGTACTGATTGCCGTGGCCAACTGCGCCGAGACTTACAAGCCGCAGCTGGCCGAGGGCAGCGGCCGTACGCAGACCGTGCGTATGATCTTAATTGTGAACAGCACCAGCGCCGTGACGCTGAAAATCGATCCGTCTGTGGTGCTGGCAACACGGCAGTACGTGGATGACAGAGTGATTGAGGTCAGACAGTACGCCGACACGCTGCTGGCTCAGTCAAAGAAGTACGCGGACGACCAGCTCGCGCTGCATGTAAAGGCGGCAAACCCGCACGCGCAGTATCTCCTGACCGGGCAGGCGCTGGCGGAAATCAAATCCGCAGGAAAAGTTGCGCAGGCGCTCGGAAATCTCGGCATCGGTATGGGCGCGCCCCTGATTGGTTCTCCTTTCGCCTGGCCGCATGCAAAGCTGCCCAATGAGGTACTGCCTGAAATGGCGGGCATGGTGTTTCTGCGATACAACGGAACCCCCTTCGACCCCACGCTTTACCCGGCTCTCGCCCTTATTCATCCCGACTCAAAGCTGCCCGACATGCGTGGCGAGTTCATGCGCGGCGCCGACGATGGGCGCCTCGTTGATCCCGGTCGCACACTTCTGAGCGCGCAGGGCCACGCCCTGCAGCAGCACAGCCACTACATGTATACGCAGGGCGCCTTTGCGGGCAACGTATGGGCGCCGATCGACAATACCAATAACTCGCAGACCAACGGAGATTCTGCAATCGGCAACGGCACCACTGCCGGACAGTGGACAACTCAGGTAAATGGGTCGGTCGGCGTTTTTGCCGGTGAAACCCGCCCGCGTAACGTGGCATTTAACTTTGTCGTGAGGGCTTCATGATGACGGAAGTGAAAAGAACAACGCTTGGAAAAAACGGGCTGTCAATATCCGCAGGCACCCTTATGGCCTACCACTATGACGCGGCCACCGGTATTTTTTCAGGAGAGACGGAGGAGTATCTACCACCGGGCGTGGGCCTGCCCGCCAGCTCAACGGCCACACCTCCGCCTGATGCCGTCTCTGGCAAGGTCTGCGTATTTATCAGCGGTGTTTGGCAACAGGTCGAAGACCATCGGGGCGAGACGGTGTATCGCACGACAGATGGGATGGCCATCGCGGTGGACAGCGTAGGCGACTACCCAGCAGGCACTACCACACTGGCACCTGCAACCGCCTTTGACGTGTGGAACGGCAAGGCGTGGGAAACCGATCTGCAGGCGCAGCAGGCGGCGGCAGAGCGGGCCGCTGAGGCAGAGAAAGCCGAACGGATCGCGCAGGCCAGCAGCGTCTTACAGATGTGGCAGGTACAGCTGATGCTTGGCATTATCACGGACGAAGACAAAGCCGCGCTGGTAAAATGGATGAATTATATTCAGACGTTACAGGTGGTAGACACCAGCACGGCGCCAGACATCCGCTGGCCAGAAAAGCCGGTCTGATGGAAAAGCCCTGCGGGGCTTTTCTTTTTTCTTCCTCGTTTCTGACAAAGCCCCTGCGGGGCTTTTTTTATTACGGCGGGCATGTGTTTGCTCAGATTTCAGCGAACCGCAACCGCATGCACCCCCGCATCTGACCTGACATGCTGAGAACACCTTTGAACAGGAGTCCATCAGAATGTCTGATTATCATCACGGTGTCCGCGTCGTCGAAATCAACGACGGCACGCGCACTATTTCCACTCTTTCTACCGCCATTGTCGGCATGGTCTGCACCGCGCAGGATGCTGATGCGGCGACGTTTCCACTCAATACGCCGGTGCTCATCACCAATGTGCAGGGCGCCGTCGGTAAAGCTGGCGTCACCGGCACGCTTGCCGCCGCGCTGCAGGCGATTGCCGATCAGTCTCGGCCCGTGACGGTGGTGGTGCGTGTCGCGGAAGGCAAAGACGACGCCGAAACGGTGTCCAATATCATCGGTGGCACCGACGAAAATGGCCGTTACACCGGCATGAAAGCATTGCTGGCGGCACAGACGCAGCTGGACGTTAAGCCGCGCATTCTGGGCGCGCCCGGCCTCGACTCCTTAGAGGTGGCCACAGCACTGGCCAGCATTGCGCAACAGCTGCGTGCGTTCGCCTACGTTTCGGCATGGCAGTGCAAAACCATTTCAGAAGCCCGTTTGTATCGTCAGAACTTTAGCCAGCGCGAACTGATGGTCATTTGGCCTGATTTCCTCGCCTGGAACAGCACCACCAGCCAATCCTCTACCGCTTGGGCCACCGCACGCGCGCTCGGCCTGCGCGCCAAAATCGACACTGACACCGGCTGGCACAAAACGTTGTCGAACGTGGGCGTGAACGGCGTCACCGGTATTTCGGCTTCGGTATTCTGGGATCTGCAGCAGGCGGGCACCGATGCCGATCTGCTCAACGAAGCGGATGTCACCACGCTGATTCGCAAGGACGGCTTCCGCTTCTGGGGCAACCGCACCTGCAGCGACGATCCGCTGTTCCAGTTCGAAAACTACACCCGCACCGCGCAGGTGCTGGCCGATACCATGGCGGAAGCGCACATGTGGGCGGTGGATAAGCCACTCACGCCGATTCTGGTGCGGGAAATTATCGCGGGCATCAATGCCAAATTCCGTGAGCTGGTCAGCGCGGGCTATCTGCTGGGCGCGTCTGCCTGGTATGACGAAAGCGCCAACGACAAAGACAGCCTGAAAGCGGGCAAGCTCTTTATCGACTACGACTATACGCCGGTGCCGCCGCTGGAAGATTTAACCCTGCGCCAGCGCATCACCGACACCTATCTGGCGACGTTCGCCGCATCCGTAAACAGTTAAGGAGCCAGATAAATGGCACTGCCACATAAACTCAAGGCCATGAACCTTTTCAACAATGCCAACAGCTATCAAGGCGTTGTCACCTCCGTCACGCTGCCCAAGCTGGCGCGCAAGCTCGATCCCTACCGTGCGGGGGGCATGAGCGGCGCCGCCTTCATTGACAATGGTCTGGAGGATGATGCGCTGGACATCGAATGGAGCATCAGCGGCATCGATGAACTGGTGCTCTCACAGTGGGGCGCGTCTGATGTCCCGCTGCGTTTCACCGGCTCTTACCAGCGTGGCGACGCAGGGGAAGAGGTTGCGGTAGAAATTGAGGTGCGCGGAAAGCACCAGAGCTTTGACTTCGGTGAAACCAAGCAAGGCGAGGACAGCGAAACCAAGATCACCAGCAAAAACACCTATTACAAGCTGACCTTTGACGGTAAGGCGCTGATTGAAATCGACACCCTCAACATGGTGGAGAAGGTCAACGGCGTCGATCGCCTGGAACAGCGCCGTAAAAACGTCGGTTTAGTCTAACGCCCTGATGCCAGCGTCAGGCGACGCTGGCTTTCTCCTCTCCTTTGAAAAGGCAGTGAAAATGGAACAGAACGAAAACGTTGTGGTGCTGGAATCGCCTATTGTGCGTGGCGATACCGTGATGACGCAGATTGAACTGATGAAGCCAAATGCCGGAGCGCTGCGCGGTGTGCGCTTGTCCGAACTGGCGGGCTCAGACGTGGATGCCCTGCTGGTGGTGATACCGCGCATCAGCGTACCGTCGCTGACCAAAGCGGAGTGCAACACGCTGGCGCCAGCGGATTTGATTGCGCTCGCGGGCAAGGTGATCGGTTTTTTAACGGCGAAGTCGGACGAGTAGCCTGGCCGACTGACCTGACAATCAACGACCTGATGGCCGATATCGCCACGGTATTTCACTGGCCACCCTCGGAAATGTACACCATGCCGCTGGCCGACCTGTTGGATTGGCGGCATAAAGCGCTGATGCGCAGCGGAGTAAACGCAAATGAGCAATAACCCCAAAGTGCAGGTGCTGCTAGACGCGGTAGAGAAAGCCTCACTGCCGTTTAAAGCCGCTAAGCAATCCTTGCTCGGGGTGGCGGCGGATGTCCGTCAGGCGCAGGTCAGCATGCTAGGACGGAGCGAGCAGGCAAGAAGAATTGATGCCGTGCGTAAAAGCAGCGCACAACAGGCTGTTAGCCGCCCTGAACCCGATAACGCACCGTCTCAGCCATCCAGCACGCCGGTGCAAAATCTGCAAACGGCGCAGGGACGACTTAACGCCACGATGACGCGCTACCAGCGTGGGCAGGCGCTAGCAGCAAAAGTGCGCAACGTGGGAACCTCCAGCCTCGATGCGGTGAAAAAAGGCTGGCAATTGGGCGCGGCAATATTGCGCCCGGGCATCGACGCGGCACAAGCGCAGGGCGCGCCTGCTCAGGACGACAGCGCTTCCGCGTTTACTCCGCTCAGCGCGCAGTTAGACGCGCTCACTGCTACCGTTCAGGTGCCCACGCTTGTTCCCCTAAGTGATACCCGCGAGGCGCCCCCTCAAGACGCGCAGCCGTCGGCCTCTGGGCGTAATGTTCAAAACGGACGTGGGCTCACGGATACGCTTATCGTTAAAGAGCGTTCTGAGCTTGTACCGACGATGGCGGCCGACAGCGCGTCGCGCGATCGCGTCGACGCGCGGGAGCAGCCTGTTCTTAGCGACCCCAATCTGCTGCGCGTGTTTAATGCGCCGCTGCAGACGATGCCCAGCGCGCTGACGCAAACGCGTGATGATACCGGTCAACCGTTGAGTAGTCGCAACCTTGCGTTGGGTGAGCCTGCGGGCATTTCCCCTGCGTCTGCGTGGGGCGCAACGTCCAGCGATAAGCCGGAGGCAACGTCGGTTCAGCGTGCGAGCGGCAGCGCAGCAGCATCTTCTCAAAGTACGCAGGGGTCACTCAGCACCGACATCGCTGCGTTTCAATCTGCCTCACAGGCCGTGAGCATCGACCTCTACAACAACGCCGATCGCAGCCTGCGAACCTTAACCCAGAGCGCGACGCAATTACTTTTGCTGGTCGACAGCTGGGTGCAAAAAAATCCTGCGCTGGTGGCGGGTTTAGCGGACACGGCCACCACAGCATTAGTGCTGGTTGGTGCCGTGGGAGGCATTGCCCAAGCGGTGTGGCCCGCGATCGCTGGCATTAATATGCTGGTGACCGGGGCTAGCCTGCTGGGCTCCGCTTTCACGGCAGTGGGTAGCGTCGTGGCGACGGCCTTGGGTGCTATTACGCTTCCGTTTGTGGCATTGGTGGCCGCCGTGGTCGCCGGCGCTTTGCTGGTGCGTAAATATTGGGAGCCCATCAGCGCGTTTTTCAACGGGTTTGGTGAAGGGTTCACCGCCGCGATGGGGCCGATCAGCGATGCTTTTGGCGGGCTTACGCCCCTCTTCTCCGCGATCGGCAATGCCGTTACTGAACTCTGGAACGGATTCACCCAATTACTCGAACCGGTGAAATCAACCCAAACCGAACTGGCGGCGGCGGGCGACATGGGTAAAAAGTTCGGCAACATGCTGGCGGAAGCGTTGAAAATACCGAGCCAGGCGCTGGATCAACTGCGCGGCGGTATCGAGTGGGTGCTCGAAAAGCTGGGCGTTATCGACACAAAATCAGACGGGCTGAAAGAAAAAGTCACGTCGCCCGATCCGCTCGCCACCGGCGGGGCGGGCGTCAACACCAGCGGGCCGCCGGCCAGCGTTGCGTTGGGCGGCGCAGATTATAAACCCGTCAGTGCGCCCGCAGCCTCTGCGGGACCTGTGGATCAAAGCCAGAACAACTACCAGTTTGACCTCCATATGCATGAGGGTATGACAAAGGAGAATGTCGTGGCGTTAGTCAATGAATTGCAGGTGTCGGCGGATCGTAACCGCATGGCGCAGAATCGCAGCAGTATGGGATGGGGCTACGCAACATGATGATGATCTACGGCATGATGCCGTTTATACGCCAAACGCTTCCCTACAACGCATTGACGCACAACATTGAGTATCGATGGCCAACCAATGACCGCTTCGGGCTGCGTCCAACGGCGCAGTTTGCCGGACCGGGGGCCGATACGCTCGTGCTTTCGGGCGAATTGCGCCCGGAAATCACCGGCGGTGCAATTTCCCTGATGACGATTCGTTTGCTGGCCGACCAGGGGCTGGCCTGGCCGTTGATTGGCGGGAACGGGCTGATCTATGGCATGTATGTCATTGAGAAAATTAATCATGTCCACAGTGAATTTTTTCACGATGGTGCCGCCAGCAAGATTGCGTTTACCCTGGCGCTGAAGCGCGTTGATGAATCGTTCACCGCGATGTTTGGCGATCTTAAAACACAGCTGGAAGACTTAAGCGGCCGCGTGCGTGCGCTGCCGGCTAGTGTGACGTCAGCGATTGATGACGTAACGTCGATGGCAAGCGGCCTGATACCGGGCGCACAGGGAGGCGCACGATGACGGTGCAGGCGGGCAGGCGGTTCACCCCAGACTATACGCTGCGGGTGAATGATAAAAATGTAACGGCCAACGTCAAAGCGCGCCTGATTTCGCTGACGTTGACCGATAATCGCGGGTTTGAAGCCGATCAGCTCGATCTCGTGCTGGACGATGCCGACGGCACCCTTGCGCTGCCTGTGCGCGGCGCGGCAGTGATATTGAGTCTTGGCTGGCAAGGCGAGACGCTCACCGAAAAAGGCCGTTTTATCGTGGATGAAGTGGCGCATCATGGCGTGCCGGATACCCTCACGATCCGCGCGCGCAGCGCAGATTTTGGCGGTCTGCTTAATCAATCCCACTCAGAGTCGTATCATATGAAGACGCTGAGTGACATCGTGGCGCAGCTTGCCGCGCGCAACGGCCTCATCCCGAATGTCAGCAAGGAGCTGGCCAACATCGGCGTAGGCCATATCGACCAGTCGAATGAAACGGACGCACAGTTTATGACGCGTCTTGCGACGCTGTTCGGCGCGATCGCCGCCATCAAAGCAGGGCAACTGCTCTTTATGCCGCCGGGTAAAGGCGTTACGGCCAGCGGTAAGGCCATCATGCCCTTGGCGCTTACCCGGCAGGAGGCCAAGGAATACAGCTTTAGCATTGCCGATCGCAGCAACTACTCCGGCGTTTCAGCAACCTGGCTGCACACCAAAGACCCGACGCCTCACACGCTTACCATGCAGCGCAAGCCCGCGGCAGCGTCTTCGCCGACATTGACGCATCCCGCAGCGAAAAAGTCAGCATCTGATGCTACCCAAGCCAGCGGGACGCCCGATGCCGATTACCTGGCGGGAAGCAGACATAACCTTTTAGTGCTGCCAAAAATCTATCCTGACCGTGCAACCGCCATGCGTGCGGCGAAAGCAAAATGGGAAATGCTGCAGCGCGGCACCGCTGAGTTCTCTGTCACCTTGGCGCGGGGGCGTGCGGATGTCTATCCGGAAACGCCGGTGCGCGTCAGCGGCTTTAAATCGGTTATCGATACCCAGCCCTGGATTATCAAGAAAGTGACGCACAATCTCAGCGCTGCGGGATATACCACCAAACTCGATTTAGAGATGGATATATCAGGTCGGGAGTTTTCTCTGGAGAGTGATAGTCTTAAGGCTAAATAAGATTCACTAATTGTGAATTAAATTGCTATTTTTGAAGTGTTGCCGTATTAAGTATGAATGCTTATACGGAGAAAATACCCATGATGCATTGCCCACTTTGCCAGGCCGCTGCGCACGCGAAAAGCAGCCGATACATATCGAAAGAGACCAAAGAGCGTTATCACCAGTGCACTAACATCAACTGTAGCTGCACGTTCAAAACGCATGAATCCGTGGCGGCCATGATCGTTAGCCCCGGTGCGGTGAGTAAAGTGGACGAGCACCCCAAGCAGCGTTAA